GGTAATTGAAAGTTATCCTGAGTGTGATCTTAACCCTAGATCTGAAAGATACGTTGCTGCTGTAATTGGAGACATGAAAGCTTATTACAACTTTGATGCAGAAGACGAGGAAGAGCGAAGAATTATCGTCGATGGAAAATATCCAAACAAATCAACATCTGTTAGAGTTGTTATGAGCAATGCTGTAGAGACGGGCGAGGTACCATCTACAGCGCTTCCATTCGGATTCCGAGGTGTGCCTGTCCTCAAGACCAACGATCAGTTGTCTGATAGAACTACACCCCTTGCTAAGCTCACCGGCCACGGAACACCCAATACGCGCCGACTAGCAGGAGGATCCTCAGCTGCACGCGCTCTAACCGGGTCTATCGTCCCACCAATCCCACTAAGATTCAAGGTGACAAAGGGGCAGTATGACAATACAAACGACGATGGCGTCCCAGGTAAGCCAGGGAAGAATGAAGTAGCAGATTATAAATTTTACTGGGGAGTTCAATTTGAAAGAGTTCCTGAGACAGGATCTATAGGAAATGCATCATTCAAGCCAAATAACGGATCACAAAGAAATGAGTTGATTGAGAATTACGCCAAGTTCATAGGAATTCAAAAGCTAGATGTCCTAGTTACAGGATCATCGGCTGACGCTTTCTGTGATAATAAATTCTCACTATCCAAGGTGGCATTTGGAAACTTTGTAGGAGCCTCTCAAAAGGTTACTACAGTTCTAGTGTCTAACTTCACGGCATCAGCTGGAATCCATATGAGAGACGCTGCTTATCTTAGAAACGTCACGCCAGATCCAAGTACGTACCTAGCGAAAGATTCTGCCGGAAAATACAGGGTAACATTAGGAACCTTGGTAAACTTAACGTCTTCAGTGTATTTCAATAGGTTTACTTCTTGGGCTAAGTTCTCGACATTCTTCTACGGTGGATTTGACGGTGTAAACATACTTGACGTAAACGCTAAGAAGTTAAATGACCGCTCAGCATCGACTGATACTAACGGCGGCGCAAACACAAGCTTTGTGTCACCGGGTCTAGTCAATACTAGCGGCAATGCGGTGAATGTGGCAGGCACCGGAAAGGATAACAATGCTGTGGCAAGTTATCGAACTGCTGTCAAGATAATGACCGATGAGATGACTGTCAACACAAATATCTTGGCAATCCCCGGTATTCGAGATGCATTTATCACAGACTATGCAGCTCAGAGGGCTAGAGACTATACGATGCTGATCTACTTGATGGATCTGATAGAGTATGATGAGGATGGCAACAGGCTGTTTGATGACTCCACTGCAAAACCAGATGTTCAGAAGACATCAGAAGAGTTTGGGGGAAGAGCAATTGATAACAACTACTCATCTACATACTTCCCAGACGTCTTTATTGATGATCCGTACAACAGAAGAAAAATAAAGGTTCCTCCATCTGTTCCTGCACTTGCTGCACTAGCCTACAACGACAAGGTTGCCTATCCATGGTTCGCTCCCGCAGGCTTCAATAGAGCTGCTCTTGATTTCGTATCGAATGTAGACGTCAGGCTTAATGCAGGAGATAGAGATGAACTTTATGATGCAAGAATCAATCCAATTGCTACATTCCCAAGGGAAGGCTATGTGATTTTTGGTCAAAAGACTCTTCAAGCATCTAAGTCTGCACTAGACAGGGTTAATGTTAGAAGGTTGATGTTAGAAGTGAAGCGAATTGTATCAAATATCGCGAATAGATTTGTATTTGAGCAAAACACACCCGAGACACGGTCAAGATTTGTGGGCCAGGTCGTGCCTCTTTTAGCCCTCGTTCAAGCGCAAGCAGGAATTGAAAAATTCTCAGTTGTAATGGACGATACTAATAATACAGCTGAGGATGTTTCGGCAAATAGACTAAATGGACGCATTGTTGTTGTCCCAACAAGAACAGTTGAATTTATTGCAGTTGACTTTATTGTTGATACAACAGGCGCAAGTTTTGTCTAATGAATAGTTATGAAATGAATTACTTGACAGGAGAACTGGGGAATGCCAGAACTAACTTTTAAAAGCGCAGGCGTAAGCACAAGAGAGATCGACTTATCAGGTCCTTCAGGGGTCACACCTTCTGGTGTTCCAGCAGGAATCATCGGTACCGCCAACAGAGGTCCGGCTTTTGTGCCTGTCATTGTAGGCACACTGAAGGACTTCGTAGCAGAATTTGGACAAACAGATGCTGAAAAATTTGGGCCTATAGCCGTTGTCGAGTGGCTAAGAAATGCTCAAGCTGTCACCTACCTGAGAGTATTAGGAGCTGGTGACGGTAAGACAAAAGCTTCTGACGGAAAAGTAACCAACGCAGGTTTTGTGGTCGGCGCAAAACAGGTCCAAGCTAATGGAAACGTAGGTATAAATCCGTATGCAAATGATCTAGGCGTCCCAGGAAGAACGTACTTCTTGGGGACATTCATGTCAGAGTCAAATCACAGTACAGCACTGTCGGATCCAGGCGTCCAAATAGATGCGATAAACTCAGCCGTCCAATTGACAGTAGCAGGCTACGCATCTTTGGTTGCTGATTCCGGATTGACATTCCGAGATGGAATGGGAAATGTATTTTCAGCATCAATAGACTCTAGTAAGGCAAATTCAGCAGGGACGTCAACGGCAATAGGTTACAACTCTGTCGATTCAAATGCCAAGCTGGCACGATCAATTTGGCAGAGTATTCAACATGCTATCACATACGGTGTAAACGCTAGTACAACTTCTTCGGCTTCTGGTAATAAGCTTAGAATGACAGCAAACTATGTGCCTCTTTCAACTACAATTGAGCTTACAAGTTCAATTGGAGGGCCAGTCGGTAATGTGGCAATTACAGGCCATGACCTCGTTGGATCAACAGGCAAAGCTTATGTATCAATGACAGGGTCTCAGGGATCAACCACGGGTTTTGACGGAGGAACTGGTGGTGCAACACCAATTATTCGCGGAGTACTTCTGGCACCTAGCGGAGTAACTCTAACCTTATCCGGTGCAGCTACCGGCCCGGCCGGAAACAATCAAACGCCCCGTGCAATAACTAAGGCAACTGCTGCAGGACCGTTCGGAGGCGTAACTGGCTCAGTTAATATTCGAAATGGAAAACAAGAGTTTGTATTAATTCTTAACGGACACAAGGGGACTGGACAATATCCAAACGTTCTTACGTCGTCCTTCGATCCAGATGCCGGAAACTACATGTCTAATGTTTTCAACACAGACCCTCTAAAGACTGAAGAGTCGGGCCACCTTCTTTATGCTAGCTGGGACATCCACCCGGCCATGGCAGTTCCTACAGGGTCTGGAGTTCTAGTACAGGGAGCTACGGAGCTAAATGCTTCCAGCGCGGGTGCAGGAGTTCCAATCTTTCAAGACTGTGCTTTCATTCTTACGGGAGCTTTGGGAAGAGACTCCAATGCTAGTAACTCAGCTCCAAACTATGAAGGCTTTGAAACAAGATACAGAGCACCAAGATCATCGTGGGTGATTTCACAGAAATTTGGTGGAATTCCAAAGAATCTATTTAAGATTCACGCGAGAGATGACGGTACGTATGCAAATCACCTCTTCAAGATATCAATTGAGGCGATACGAAATTCAAATTCTAACACTGATAAATTTGGTAGTTTTGACTTGCTCGTGCGGGACTTTAATGATACAGACACTGATAGAAAGGTTCTGGAGCAGTTCAGAGGTCTTTCACTGAATCCAATGTCAGATAGATATATTGCTCGCGTTATTGGAGACAAGAGTTCTAAGTTTGACTTTGATAAGAAGTTGGGCGCCCAGAAGTTAGTATACGAAGGCGAGCATCCTAATAACTCTAGTTACATTCGTGTCGAGATGGCCAGTGATGTAACAGACGGAATTATTAATGATCTGGCACTTCCAGTAGGATTCCGCGGCCAACACCACTTAGTGACCTCAGGTACAGTTTGTCTAAATGCTGTAGCTTCAGTAACTTCATCACTACCAAGCACGGCCGTTTATAAACGAGCGCAGACACTTCCGGTACCTTACAGGAAGAATATCAAGGTCGGCCGCCCACCCAAAGAGCAGGTAGACTCTGCATATTACTGGGGTGTTCAGCATGAACTGGTAAATAACGCACTTGAACTTAACAAGGCAACTAGGGTAAACAAGGGCTTGGCAAGTTATACCACGTATATGCCTGAGTGGCAGTCTACGTATCAAGCAGCATGGGTAGGAAACAACCCTGGAAAACCAGCCTCAGCTTACTACGGAGAGTTGGATGCTGATAATTTCCAAAATGCCTTGTTCTCACTTGAGAATATCAAGGTAAGAACCGGCTCCTCCGGTCTCCCAGATGTGAAACAGTGGCACAGTGCTTCTTATGTTAGAGCGGGCGGAATTCAAGTAAATGCTAGCCAGAAGACACGAGGATTAAGCGTCGCTACAGATCTAAGTGATGCCGGAGTTAGAAAATACGCCAAGTATACATTCTTCCTCCAGGGCGGATTTAACGGAGTCAACATCTTTGACGAGGCCAAGACAAAATTTGAGAATGCTGCCATTAAGCGCGAGATGGATGATAGCACCCAGGGTGAATCAGACGGACCGACAGTTTCAGCTTACGCCAAGGCGATTGACATTATGAGCACAAAAGCTGATGTCGATATTAAGTTGCTGGCAATTCCAGGTGTAAGGCACTCTCAAATCACTGACAAGGCGATTGAAGCAGTTGAGACAAGATTCGATGCACTTTACATCATGGATGTTGAGGAAAGAGATGTGGATAATAAGGTGATAACCGGATCCAATCAGGATCCAGGTGTCAATAACACAGTAACAGCTTTCAAAGACAGAGGCTTAGACACATCCTTCGCCGCGGCATATTTCCCGGATGTGACTGTAAGAGATCCTTTCCTCGGCGTAAATGTCCAGGTGCCACCATCGGTTGCAGTTCTCGGTGCATTCTCGCTGAATGACTCAGTTGCTCACCCCTGGTTCGCTCCGGCGGGTTTCTCAAGAGGTGCCCTGGATCCGAACCGAGAGGGAAGAACGGTTGCAGTAAATCTTAGTAGGGCTAACCTAGATACAATTTATGATTCTGACATTAACCCGCTGACGTCTTTCCCGGGAAGCGACGGTATCGTCGTCTGGGGTCAGAAGACTCTGCTTGCAGCTCAGTCATCACTTGATCGAGTAAATGTTAGACGACTTCTCATTGAGATAAGACGACAGGTCAAGCTGATCGGAAATACTATCTTATTCGAACCGAATCGTGAGTCGACGCTATCTAAGTTCTCATCAGCTGTTCAACCTGTCCTGACTAGAATTCAGGAACAACAGGGGCTTGATAGATTCAAGGTTGTTATCGATACCACCACAACCACGCAGGCAGACGTAGAAAACAATACTTTGAGAGGAAAAATCTTCCTTCAGCCGACAAGAGTTGCGGAGTTTATCTCACTCGACTTTGTCATTACAAATGCTGGAGCAGAAGTTTAATAATAGATGAAAAACTCTATGAGCGATATAATTATCAATAGACCGATTTTAGGAGAATCTGAAAATGGCTGATACCCTTTCCGTTACGGACATGTTACCCAATAAATTTGAGCCCAAAAGAAAATTTCGGTGGGTATTCATGATCGAAGGCGTCGATGCTTTCTTAATGAAAACAGCGGCAAGACCGACATACACCACAGAAGAAGTTGCAATTCCATGGATAAACCACCACAGGTACATTGCAGGAAAGACAACATTTGGAACGTTGTCTGTTACGTTGCACGATCCTATCGCACCATCAGGTGCTCAGCAGGTCATGGAGTGGGTACGTACTCATTTCGAGTCTGTCTCTGGTCGTGCAGGCTATGCAGATTTCTACAAGCGTGATTGCCAGCTAAAACTACTTGATCCAGTCGGAACAGTTGTTGAATTGTGGGACATAAAGGGTGCCTTCTTGACAGAGGCAAACTTTAATGACTTGTCTTACGATGGATCTGACATGGTCGAGATCGCGATGACACTGAGATTTGATAACTGCGTCCTTCAGTACTGATCACTCCTATTAATACTTCTAGGCTCCTCTTCTTGCTATTGGGTCATGAGAGGGGCCTTTGAAGTGTTTGCTGTTTTGAGTTTACTTTTGACTGTTTTGTGAATTAGATTAAATCATGAAACACACCGATGTGATCATTAAGAGGTTTTTGCGAAAACTTTCTAAGAATGTAGACGATACGTGTATAGGCGCTTTAATGGATTACGGGTCACACCCTGATCTTATTGGCGCGCCACTAGAAATACTTGACAAGTCAGGAAATGATGTGACATTAACAACGGCAAATTTAGACAATGCGAATAGCAGAATAATAGAGTCGGCAGATAATGTGGAATTTTTTTATAGTGAGTCTATTATCAAGAAGGTTTTTCACGAGTCAGTTGTAATGTTCTTAGATGAGCGTCTTG